AGGTTTAGACCTATTAGGTTTTAAATATGAAAATAGATCAGAACCATTCCAAGGCGCATCCGGCGCTACCCACCCAGTATTAGCAGAAGCGGTTACCCAATTCCAAGCACTAGCTTACAAAGAATTATTACCTGCAGGCGGACCAATTAGAACTCAGATTATGGGTAAGATTGATCCGATGAAAGAGAAGCAAGCAGAACGAGTTAAAGAGTTTATGAATTATCAGATCATGACGCAGATGAAAGAATATGAACCTGAGTTTGACCAAATGTTATTTAACTTACCACTTGCTGGTTCAACATTTAAAAAAGTTTATTTTGATTCGGTATTAGGACGTACGGTTTCTAAGTTTGTACCAGCTGAAGATTTAGTAGTGCCTTACACGGCAACCTCATTGGAAGATGCTGAGACTATTATTCATGTAATCAAAATGTCTGGTAACGATTTACGTAAACAACAAATTACCGGTTTTTATCGTGACATAGAATTAGTGGAACCTAGTGATACACCAACTGACATTCAAGAAGGTAAAGACAAACTTAGTGGTGTTAGTGCTGGTTCTTATAATGAAATACACACCCTATTAGAATGCCACGTCGAATTAGATTTAGAAGGTTTTGAAGATAAAGATAAACAATCCGGCGAAGAGACCGGTATTAAATTACCTTACATTGTAACTATTGATGATGAAGCAGGCGAAGTTTTAGCTATTAGAAGAAACTACGGTGCGCAAGATCAACTAAAACGACGCAAAGATTATTTTGTACACTTTAAATTTTTACCAGGACTTGGTTTTTATGGTTTTGGTTTAATCCACATGATTGGTGGCTTATCAAGAACAGCAACTGCAGCGTTAAGACAATTACTTGATGCTGGTACGCTATCTAATCTACCATCTGGATTTAAACAACGTGGGATTAGAGTTCGTGATGAAGCACAACCTTTACAACCCGGCGAGTTTAGAGATGTTGACGCTCCTGGCGGCAATTTACGTGATGCGTTTATGCCATTACCGTTCAAAGAGCCGAGCGCCACGCTCCTACAACTAATGGGCGTTGTTGTGCAAGCAGGTCAACGTTTTGCAAGTATCGCGGATATGCAGGTCGGTGACGGCAATCAATCCGCAGCAGTAGGCACGACCGTTGCGCTCTTGGAACGCGGATCGCGGGTCATGTCAGCTATCCATAAAAGATTATACCAAGCTATGAAATGTGAGTTTATGTTAATGGCAGATGCTTTTGCTACTTACTTACCAAAACAATATCCTTATGATGTGGTTGGTGGACAACGTGAAATTTTTGCAACTGACTTTGATGAACGCGTAGACATTATACCGATTGCAGATCCAAATATTTTTTCACAAACGCAAAGAATACAGATTGCACAAACTGAATTACAAATGGCAATGTCAAATCCAGACATGCACAACTTATATCATGCTTATCGACATATGTATGAGGCCCTTGGGGTTAAAGATGTGTACATTTTATTACCGCCACCACCGCAACCGCAGCCAATGGACCCAGCAAGTGAAAATATTCTTGCCTTAAATGGCAAAAAGTTTCAAGCTTTTCCAAAACAAGACCACCAAGCGCACATGCGGGCGCATTTACAGTTTATGGGTACGACTATGGCGCGAAATAACCCTAAAACATTACAAAAACTACAACAAAACTGCATGGAGCACGTAAATTTAATGGCTGGCGAACAAGTTGAGGTAGAATTTGTAGAAGAAATGCAACAAATGCAACAAATGAGTCAGATGATGCAACAAATGATACAACAACAAGGACCAGAAGCACAAAAAAGTCCACAATTTATGCAAATGCAGAAACAAGGTGAGCAAATGAAAGTCGCAATAGAGGCAAGAAAATCACAATTAATAGCTGACTTTATGAAAGACTATGCAGATGCTGAAAAAGAAATATTAAATCAAGTAGAAAATGATCCAATATTAAAACTTAAAGATCGTGAAATAGATTTAAAAGCACGTGACCAACAAAACCAAGAAGAACAGGCTGAAGACAAATTAAACTTAGAACGAGCTAAGATGTTACAGCAACGTGATCTAACTGAACAAAAAATGGACGAGAATGACAAACACCAAAAACTGCGGGCAAGTGTATCACTAGCAAAAAGTGGTATAAGCGGGATGCAAGCATCGATTAAAGAGGGGAACTAATTAATGGCTTTAAGAGGTAGAGGTGGACGTAGAAGTAGCTCCGCGGCAGATAATTCAGGTTCTAGTAATAACACAGGTAGTGATAACGCAAGTGGTGGTAATGTAACTAATACAAATGTTAATACTGGTGTAACAACTAATGTAACTAACACTAATCCAACTACTGGTGACACAACTAATGTAACTTTCGGTGGACCCGACCCTAGAGGCAATCTACCTACCTATAACCCAAATATAATTGGTGCATATTTTGGTTATTATAATCCGGATTATGCTCCGTCACCCTCAACTATAACAACCCCGTCTGCGGTTGGAGATGTTCCATCTACCCCTTTTCCTGCAACGGAAATATCTGGTGATGTGTCAAGTGGTTATTCACCTATTGGTAGCAATCCAAGTAATAACTTTTTTTCTGGCATAGGCAGTGGTATTTCAAATTTAGCCTCAAACTTTAATATAGGCAACGTCGTGGGGAGTGCGATTGGTAATGCTATATTTCCTGGCATAGGTGGACTACTTGGCGGTTATATTGGAAACACTTATGGTGATGATGATCCAAGTAATAATTTTTTTGGTAACTTAGGAGAAAATTTAAAAACTGATTTTGGTGATACCGTAGATTTTTTTAGTCCAGACGTAAAAGCTATTGACCCTTCGCTTGACACTAGTGGCCTTACTACTGCTGATTTAACTGGTAGTGAAATTACCAATACAGTTGATCCTGTCAATGAAATAGGTTTAGGTACCCTTTATGGTCCTAGTGTTACAGATATTTCATATCAAGATCCTAATGCGTTACCTGATAACCCAATGTATGGCCCAGATGATGTACAAAGAACATTTCCTGGAAGTTCTTCAGGCATGCCTTCTGCTGAAGAGATGGGTTATGATTTTAGCCCTACAAGTCCTTATTCTTATACCGCTCCGGAAAAACCCGATTCATCAGTTTACGGTCCTGGTGCATTACCAGATAGCACTAACCCAAGTGAAATGGCAGCTATAGGCGAAGCATTTGATGCTTACAGATTAGGTTTACTTGGAGACCCTTCTTTTATTAATCCACAACCAAACGCACTTTACCATGATTATGAACAGTATAATGTTAATAACCCTTATACACATTTAGGTAATCAATACGGTACTCACACTATATTAGGTCAAGACAAACCTAATACTAATCCTACACAACCAGGAGAGATGTTTACTAATTTTGGTATGCCAATAGAAATGACAAATGCACAAGATTTTGCTAGACAACAAGCAATTTTAAAAGCCAAAGACACTTTCTTAGAAAACACTAATGAATATGCAAACAACAATCAAATCGCTGCTAGTTTGCTTGGAACTGGTCTAGCTAACGCTTATATTAATCCAGCTTATTCTGGACAACCTCGTAACATTTTAGGTATGCCAGTTAATCCAAGCAGTCCGAATGTAGCATATACAACAGAAGGTTTTTATCACCCTTATTCAGATAGTATAACTTTAAAAGGTCTTGGTTTTGGTGATTACAATGTTGACCCAGATAACTATATGAGCGGTCCTGATGATACAGAAGGCAGGGAAAGGTTTCAACAAATGCAAGAATATATGGATAATTATGTTTTACAAGATAGAGCAGATACTCTTTTTCATGAAGGGTTACATGTTAATTTAAATCCTAGAGACAGTATAGAAGACGGTTTTGATTATACTAATGACTTTATACCTGGGGAAGAAACTTTTGTAAGAGAACTTATGGGGCAACCTTCTCCTTCAGGTTTGGGCTATAGTGATGATGAAACTAATCTTACAGACGAGGGAAGAAGACAACTTGCTAGGCAACTAGGATTAGAATACAATCAAGGTGGTCTAGTGCCACCAACATCAGGCCCAATGTCTAATGGAATTGGTGTTTTATATAAAAATAAATAATCTGGTATTTTTAATAAAAAAGTAATATAATTCAAAAAACTAAAAAAGGAGATCTAAATGATTGAATCTTTAAAAGCAAAATGGACTGCACTAAGCATGAAGAAAAAAGCTATTGCTGGCGTTGCAGTTGCTGTAATCATAATCGCAATTATTTCATAACATAAATGTGGTTATCACTTTTACCAACAGTATTAAAAACTGGCTCAGCTATATTTGCTAACAAGCAAAAAG